ATTGGGGGTAGGTGCTTCAGTAACTTTATATTTGTACGCCATTCGCTATTTGTATTTCGTTTATTAATTGGTAATAACGTAACAAATCAACTAAATTATTATCTCCAACTTTATCAGTTTTCTTTAATTCGGTTAAAAATTTAGCTATTTCAGTAATTTTAATCTGTGTAGCTTTGTCTTTAATATTTTTAGTTTCCTTAACTAAAATATTTTTTAATTCAATTATTTTACTATTATAAAAATTTCTTAAATCTGGAGTAGATTCTACAGAAGTAATATATTCCTTAAGTACTTGCTTTTGATCATCTGTTAATGTATCATACTTATTATTAAATTTTTCTAATAATACTTTATATGTTAATGTTCTTATATCTTTATCATAAGTTGAAAATTCTTCAAGTACTGTTTGTTTTGAATCTTTTGTTAATTGTTTTTTAGTTAAATGTTCTAAAATAACAATTTTACTATCTGTGATTTGGTCTAAATTTAATTTTTCACTATGAAAACTTTCAATTAAAGTATATATAGCAGCTATTTCTTTATAATTAGATATTTTAGAACCAAAAAATGATTCTAAATTATAATGTTTTTTAATTTCATTAATTAAATTATATTTTTGTTTTTTTATTGATTTTCTATTAAATTTAGTTGATGCTTCTAATATAGTGTTAATAACTAAAGTAGCTTTGCTTTCAGTTAATACTTTAGATTTAAGTACAGATTCATATATTTTATATTCTTTACCTAAACTAGTATTAATGAAATATTCTTTTAATATATCTATAGCTGGGGAGTCACCACCTTTTAATGTATCCGCGGTTATCTGACGTACTAATAGTTCAAATAGTATACCAGTGTTTTTGTACTTTGAGTGTTTTATTTTCATCAAAAAATATATTTGTTTATAAATATTGAAAGATATTTACTTCTTCAATTGTTTTTCATCTAATAGTGAAGTATCATCTTTATCTTCTTCAAATATTAATTTTTTACTATTCAAAGTTTTTAAAAAGCCTAGATTTTTTAAATGAGCAGATTTATTTGCTTCTAGAGCTAATGGACTACCTCCTTTAAAATTAGGTTTTATTGAATTAGAATCATTTTTATCCTTATCTTTCATTCTTTTAACACCTAATCTATCTTTACCAAAATTAGAACCTTGTTTATTTCTACTAGTAATAGTATCTTGTGGACGTCCTAATTTAGGATCATCTTCATTATAACCATCTGGCACATTACCTGGGTCAGACATTGTTCTTCCTTTACCATATAAAGAAGCTAAATCATGAGGGGTACCATATGATTTACCTGTTTCTACAGGATCATTACCTTCTGCTTCAATTTGAGCTATTCTAAATTTACGTTTGGCATCTTCTCTAACTAAATCTCTATATTCATCATATTGATCTTCACTAAATTGATATACATTATCATAAATCCAATCAGATGGTACTAAACCTTGGCTAAGTAATTGTTCTGCTAATTCAGATTTAGATTTTAATAATTCTACCTTTTCTTGTTCTAATACAATAGATGGACTAGACATTTGCAATGTAAAATTGGTTAATGTTTCATCAGTATAACCTTGAGTATATAAATGAACTAAAGCTATTTTATTTAATTCTGAAAGTACAATACGTTGTAAACGTTCAATAGTACGAGCAAATCTTATATCTTGAGCTGCTAATGTTGCCTTACCTTCTATATCTTCTTCATACCCTAAAAATGCTTTAGGAATTTTAAGAGCAGCAAATAATTTTTCTCTTAAATATTCAACATCTTGAATACCATCATATTGTAAACCAGGTGTTGTTTCAATTTTAGTAGTTTGATCATTTCCACGAACAGGGATATAAAAATCCTCCATCATGTTCTGCATGTTATATTTTAAATTATAATCACCTGTTTTATTATCTTGAAAAGGAGTACGTTTTAAATTGCCAATAGTTTTTTGCATAAAAGCATCTATTTCATTTGGTGGTATAGAACCAACATTCATGTAAAAAATACGTTTTTCTGGGGCACGGGCAATTCTATGAATCAACATAGCATCTTCCATTAACACATATTGTTTGTATAATCTACGAGCTGGTTCAATGTATGCTCTTCCATAAGGAAGATAATTAACATCAGAAATTAATCTAAAATGGGCCATTTCATAATTATCAAAAAATACACCAGTTTCATTTTGTAAATTACTTGAACCTGCAGCTCCTCCAACTGGATACATACCTGAACTTATATTATCCATACCATCTGCTATAAATCTATACCTTATTTCTGCTGGGTTTTCTGGGTTGTATCCTTCTTGTCTTTCAATATGATAGGCAGTATAGGGTATAACATTATATACTCCAAATTTTTCTGCTATTTCAAGTTTTAAGAAAAAATCACCATATTTACACATTTGACGTATCCACATCCAAAGATTAAACTCAATATTTAAAACATCATAAAATAAATTATAAAGGATTTTTTGAATATCTTCATTAGCACTTCTAATTTGAAGAACTTCACCCATATCATTTTTAAGTGTAGATTCATCAGCTAATATATCAAGAGCAGAAGCAATTATTGCATCTTGGTCCATAACATCATATTCAGAATACATATAAGGTCTTAAATATTGGTAATTAATGTTAAATTGTGCTCCATAAAGTGATGTAGGAGTAGTAGAAAAAATTCTATTATATCTATCCATTAATGAATTAGTTTCTAATTCACCAGTAGATTGGATCTTACCACTATCTATTACTTTTATTTGATTTCCACCTACATTTCGTATTACTACGTCAGTTGAAAATAATTTTTTTAATCTTGTAAATACGCTTTTATTAGCCATAATGTATTGTTATTATTATAAATATGATTTAGAACAGCCATCTAATATCTTCTTTACCATCTGCTGTTTGAATATTATAGGGATTGCCAGAATTTGCTGTTCCATAGCCCCCTTGGTAAGGAGTTCTATCAACAGACATATTACTTAATGCATTTTTTGTTGCTTGTAATCCTTGTTGTCTCATTTTAAGTGCTGTATCTCTAATGTACATAGCTATACCAAATGACATTACTAAATCATCATTATAACCACTTTGAGCTTCTGCTCTATTATTTTTCCATATAAAGGTTTTCATTTCTTCAATTAACCTTTTTGATTGGATTGTTACTCCTTTATCACTAATATATTCTTGGAACTTACCTATTATCATAGGACGTGTTCTAGATGACATTGTAAACCCAGCTACCATTTTTGAATGGTCCTGGTATTTGTCAAAATACGAATTAGATGATGGGGAGTCACTCTTTTGTGAATAATAAAGGTTTGGATATCCTCTATCTAAAGCAACTTGTATAGTTGCCCACCCAATATTAGCATTTTCAATTACAAGCATTGCTTCATTATATTCAGTAGCTAAACCAACTAATAAATGCCCGTATTCTTTAGTTCCTAATTGCCCTTTATATTCTGCTACTTGCACATTATTTGCTACATCTATTACATGACATGCAGAATAATCTTTTCCATCACCTCTAGCAACATCTGCTACAACAACATAATCTCTTGTATAATCAGGTGATTCCCAAACCCATAAGTTTTGATCTGCACCTCTTCTTTCCATAGGATCTTTTACATATGTTTTTTCGTAAAAATCTATATATTCAGGGTAAAATACTATATCACCAGAGGTACTAAAATCACAATCACATTCTTGAGCAGCCATTCTAGGATCACCTAATAATTCATCTTGAGCATCTCTCCATTTTTGATCTCTTTCTGGGTGTACATACCAAGGTAATTTAATAGGTAAAAATTGATTTTCACTCGATTCTGCTCTTACCCATGTTTGATGAAACCAATTACCAGTACCATAAGGTGTAGATAAAGCTATACAACCTCCACCAGTTGCTAATGTTTGTTGAGCTGATGCCCAAATTTCCCCAATATTATCAATAAACGCAGCTTCATCAATTAATAATAAAGATACTGCTTCTGATCTACCAGCATCACTACTTGCTGATGTTGCCTTAATTTGGGATCCATTTTTTAAACGTAAATTTAATTTATTATTTTCAGAAGCATCTATTTTAAGCCATGAAGGTAAATTTTCATACATAAATTTAACCTTAGTTACCATATTTTTAGCAGTTTCTTGCTTGGTTGCTATACAAAGAATATTTTTATCTTTATGAAAAATCATTAACCATAGCGATAATCCAGCTGATAAAGTGGATATACCTAGCTGTCTAGATTTTAATATTATACTATATGGGTTTTCTTGAAGTAATTTTAATACTTTTTCTTGAAATGGAAATAAATTAAATTGTATGCGCCCCCTTTGTGGATGCTGTATATAACAATATTTACGCATAAAATGCACAGGGTCTTTAGCACATTGAAGATATTCTTGACGTATTACTTTTTTTAAATCCGACATATATTATTTTAATAAGAATATTACCCCTATAACTGCTACTAAACCCGCTCCACCCATTAGTTTAGTTTTAACTTTTTGTTTTTTTAAATCTAATTGGAGTCTTTTAGATAATTCTTGGGAAAGGGCTAATTGATCTGTTTTAGTAAGCATTATAGATTCAAAATTCCCTACTTGGGAATTTAGGTTAAAAATAATACTGTCTTTTAAAACAACTTTTTGTTCTAATAACCTTATTTTACTTACACTAAGAGATAA